AAAAAATTCTAGGAATGAATTAATGACGCGGGCCTACTACTTCGCAATAAATTCTAACTAGCTGATCCGCTTGCACCTTCGCAAGAAGCGCAACGTATTCTTGAATAAACGGACAAAGTATGACGCACGCGCAACCTGCATATACAGTAATGTGGGAAATGGGAGTCATTCATTAACAATAGGCTTATAAGTCTTATAAGACGGATAGTCTTTGAGACTACCAGAATTAAAAGAATAAAGAGAAATTGAGAATAAGTTAATAGTGGTTACTTATCAAGAGGGGTGCTCGCATCGAATCAATTAAATTGCGACAGCTCCGCTTGGCGCTTCGCTGTCTCCGCAATGAGGTTGGACATATTACCCCGTTAAAAGGCCACATGGCCTTTGTTAATGAATTAAGCCAACCTGAAAAGAATTATGAGAATCATATCCCCCAGTATGCGAGTGAACACGCGCGACAGGTTAGAAGACCGGGAAATACAGAACAAGAATCAGAAAGAAATCTGGTTGACGGAACGTGAATTAGTGAATGAGTTTTCCCCGACGAAGTCAATTCGGTGAAAACGCGGACGATTGCGCACTAACGGCGAGATATCAGACGAAAACATTTTCGTATACTAGACAACTCCGGAGCGCGTGTTAGTATCTGAGTCCAGCAGTACAGAGACAACCCCGACTTGTAGTCCATTGCCCGAACAGTCGAGGTTCCCCTTGTTTAGCGATGCCGAGAGAAAGCAGCGAATGCTAGAGGCGTCTAGGCGCTGGCGTCAGTTGCCGGCTAATAGAGAGAAACAAAGCGCGTCTACGGCGGATTGGCGAAAAAGGAATCCGGAGAAAGTGTTGGCGAAGTTGCGGCGCTGGCGGGTTAAGCATCCGGAATTAAAAGTAGAGCAGAGTCGAAGGCACTACTATCGCGACGTGGCGCATAGCCGGTTTCTTTGGCTACGGAAGTGTTGTCCAAGGCGCGGTTTGATATTTGCTTTGGATCGCGATGTGTTTGTTGCTTGGTGGAACGCGACTCCTGACGTTTGCACTTATTGCCGACTGACGCTTGCGGAAGTGCAGGCTAAGTTTGCTAATCGTCCGAAGCGATATCGGCAACAGATGTCGGTTGATCGCGTGGACCCCTCGCGGGGATACGAACAAGACAACATTGTGAAAGCTTGTTATGCCTGCAATATCGAAAAGGGTGACAAATATGAAAAGTGTCGGAGACGGAAAAGTGCAAGCACCTGAATTAGATATCGTGAAGGCGGTTAGAGTTCTTGACTTTCTTCTACAAGGCGGTGTTGACGCAACGGCTCATGAAATTGCGGAGCGGGCCGGTATGCCCTTGAAAGAAGTGTTGTCAATTATGGGTCATGGTGAATTCGTGCGCCGGTTTACTAAGCTTCGGCGTGAGGCGGCTAAAACGGAATTCAATGCAATCGTTCACAACCGCATGCGCGATATCGTTGCGACTGATCCAAGCCCAAGCAACGCAATTCAGGCGGCTAAGGTGTGGGCCGGCATCCTGGGAGAAGAGCTATCGAAGAAAGGCGCGTCCGTTGCGGTCTCGATCAACTTTGAATCCATCGTGCGCAAGGCGGAAGAGTCCGGACATGCGCTTGACGAGAACACAACTCTCTATCCGGGGTTTGAATAAATGATTCGAATTAAGAGTTATGAACCTGATTACATGGATGTCCGCGTATGTGAGTTACGAACGGAAGTAGATACGACATATTTTTTCACGCGGGCAATTCTAACGAGGCGGGATTGTGAGTATTTCAATGGCGACGTGAGAAAGCTTTGGCGGATGAAGCTGAAGATTGCGCGACAGAGATTGCGTGATGAAATTCGGGGGAATCAATGACCGATCCAAACGAACTAACTCGGTGGGACAGGGTGATTCTTGAAGCCGGCGTTACGTGCGTGATCTTGGAGACGCGAGACGACTTGACTTCGGCGGCGGCGGATATTGCGGCGCTTGATTCGTTTCAGATTATCGAGGCGGCGCGCTTAATGGCCGAGGCACAGACGACGTTGCGGACGTTCGAACGATGGGCCGCGTTGAAATCGAGGCAACTGTGATATGCCGAAAAAGTGCACTCACTGCGGAAAAGAGAATCCGAAAGTTGTTTGCTTCGTTCTGGCGCTCATGTTCTCGGATTATGTTTGCCTCGATTGCAGCCACAAGGCCGCATGGTTCTTTGCCGCCGCTTGGAATGCAACGAAAAAGGGGAACACATATGCGGGTAACAATCCCAGCGCAAGTTAGTTTCGAGCATTTGATTGATACGTTCTGTCGGTCGGCTCCGCAAGTCGATGCTTGCGAGTACACGCGATTCGACATTGACCGCATAAGCCGGGCGCTGGGATACATGAACGCTAAGCTTAGCGAGTACGAAAACAAACAGGCGCTTCATCAACTCGCGCCTTAGCAATGAGCAAAATTCAAACACAAGCAATTCTGATTTTCAAGCGGTTTCTTGACGTGTTCGCGCGCGAGTGTCTAAAGATCCAGACAAAAGCGGGAACACTTGTTCCGTTCGTCTTCAATCGCGTCCAGCGCAAACTATGGCTCTTGCTTCAGGAAGACTTGAAGGCCGGCAAGCCTATCCGATGGTCAATTCTCAAGGCGCGACAAATGGGAGTATCAACTTTCATCGCCGCGCTGTTCTATTGGATCGCTTCCTTTCACGCCCACAAGGGATGCCTTGTCGTTGCGCATGATGCCGACTCCGCGCAAGGTCTATTCGAAAAGCAAAAGATGTTTTACAAGGCGTCGCCGCAAGAAGTTCGTCCGATGCGCAAGCTTGACAACCGGATGATTCTTCACTTCGCGAATCCTGATAGTGACGGGACGCTGGGACTTGAATCGAAGATCGGAGTCGATACCGCGGCGAATAAAAACCTGGGAGCGTCGTTCACGATTCAAGCCGTGCATCTTTCCGAACGCGCCCGGTACGAAGACGTTAATCCGCAATGGGCCGCTTCAGTAATTGCGTTGAATCAAGCTATCCCGGAATTGCCCGGAACGTTCGTAATCAAAGAAACCACGGGGCAAGGCGAGGGGCCGTTTAAGGACGAGTGGGACGATGAAGACTCCAACGAACGGAAGATATTTCTTTCCTTCGTTGCAGAGGATGAGTACCGCCTCGAACTTGAGCCGGATGAATATTTCCGACTTTCGGACGTTGCAGATACGCTTTATGGCGACGAAGAGGAACAAGCCGAATATATCCGGGCTCAAGTCGTTTATTGGTTTCCGGAGTGGGAAGCGAGGACGCCGGAGAATATCAAGCGGATTGAACACGAAGTTATGTGCCGGCTCGCGTGGCGTCGTTGGTACATCGTCAACAAGTGTAAGCGCGATAAGAACGCCTTTGCTCAAGAGTATCCGCTTACGCCAGAACAGGCGTTCGTTGCGACGGGCTCAAGTGTATTTGACGCCAAGGAATTATCTGACCGGCGGAAGCAGCTTCGCGAACGCGACAAGGCGAACGAGACGGAAGGAATAACTTACCCCGTGCGCTATCGGTTTGCGATGAAAGCGAGCGATGACCGCAAGGCTGATCCGAATTGGTGGCAACGCGCATTCTATGAGGCCGGCTATGGGCCGCTGTCGATCTATGAAGATTCAATTCCCGGTCGGCGTTATGTGATCGGCGCGGACGTGTGCGAAGGAATTCAAGACGGCGACGATTCCGGAGCCTGCGTTCTGAAGTGTCCGGATTTAATTCAGGTTGCTTCCTTCCGGGGCAACATCGACACAGACACCTATGCGGATATTCTGTTCGCGTTGGGGCGGATCTACAACGGCGCTTTGTTGGGCGTTGAAGTGAACAGCGTCGGCAAGGCGACTGTGATGCGTCTACAGCGTCTCCGGTATCGGCCTCTTTACATGCGGGAATCACTCGTACACGCGGACGTGTCGAAGCGGGTTGCGGCCTACGGATGGCGCACGACTGAGACAACGAAGCCGATGCTAATTGGCGATTTGAAAGGCGCGTTGCGCGACGATGAAATAACCCTCTTGGACATTACCACGATTGAGCAGTTGATGACCTACAAAAAACTCCCCGATGGAACACTCGGTGCCGCTCCGGGTAAGAAAGACGATCTTGTTATAGGCGTTGGAATCGCCGTTCAAATGGCGCGTCAAGTCAATATTCCGAAGTCCTCACAACCTAAAATATATCCTCGCGGATCAATGGGGCACGCTTTGCGTGAGCTGGAAAGGCACGCTGGGCGCGGATTGCGAAAATAAGTCACGAGCCCTCTTGAAATACGACACGGTTTCCATGCTAAGGTCGCTCTTGTGATTTAAGAGGGCGGAGAGCATGGCTTATCCAAATCGGAAACGTGAGACGCAAACGGGCGGGGAAACTTACGCCCTTTGGCAGACGCGCGTTACCTCCGCGTTGCGTTACCGCAAGGATCATCCGAACGGCGATCAAGCTTGGAAAGACGGCTATGAAATGTTCAAGGGAAACCACTGGGGAATCTACAATGCGTCTCAGGATCGCATTAACTCCGCAACTCCGAACGATCTAATTACTGTCAACATTACCGGCTCGAACGTCCGCTCACTACTTCCCTTCCTCGTCAATCGAAACCCGCGAATCATTGCAAAGCCCCGGCGCGCCGAATTCATCGTCTCCGCTGCGTTGCAACAGGAAATCCTCAATTACGAATGGCGCGAGCGGAGGATGCAGCGACAGATTAAGCGCGTTGTTCTCGATACAGTTATCTGTGGGCACGGCATTTGCAAGACTGGATTCAACCTCGAAATTGATGAATCGAAGAATAAGAAGCGCGACGGCGTTCTTGAGTTTCGCGATTACGTGAAAAAGGAAGCGCCGTATATCAAGCGTGTTTCCCCGTTCAAATTCATCAGCGATCCGGAAGCGCCCGAACACGATTTGAACACGTCGCGATGGTGCGCGGAGATTTTCTTTAAGCGTCCGGAAGATGTGCTTGCGAACGCTCGTTACGCGCAGGACGTTTTGACGAAGGTAAGGCGCGGCGACTATCAGCCTGGGTGTATTCCCACGTATGAGGCGCGCAATCTTGATGCATCGCTCGCGTCGCTGCAAGACAGCTATGGCGAGGATCGTGAATTGTGGGTGTTGTACGAGTTGTGGGATAAGAAATTCGAAAAGTATTACGTCTTCCTTGATGGCGTTGAACCTCCGATCTTGGAGAAAGCAACGCCTTACGATTATCTCGACGGACTCCCTTACACACGCTGCGACTTCATCAACGTTCCCGACGAACCTTACCCGCTGGGTTTGCCGGCGTGGATTAAGGATCAACAGTTTGAGTTGAATCGCGTTCGCACTCGCTGGTTTCAACACGGGCGGCGATTCAATCGGAAGTACGAAGTTCTTGCTGGCGTTCTTGGAACAGGCTCGCGGGAAATTCTTGAAAGCGGTGAAGACGGTTCCATCGTCGAAGTCGAAGAAATGGGACGCATCAAGCCGATTGACGACGCTCGCGTATCCAACGACCAAAACATTATCGAATCGCTAATCAAACAGGATATCCGCGAACTGTCCGGGCTCGACGAATTGGCACGAGGCGGAAATCTTCAGTCACGCGCCACCGCAACCGAAGTCGAAGCGCGCACGGGCTTGTTGAATTTGAAGACGGACGAGCATTCGGACGCTGTTGATTCCTTCGTATTCGAGACAGTAACGCAGGTCTCGCAGCATGTGAAGGCGAATTATGTCACGGAGAAGGTCGTACAGCTTACCGGGCCTCGCGGTCAATTCTGGGTGTCGTACTCTAAGGAAGATATCCAAGGGGAAGTCGATCTTCAAATTGAAACCGTGTCGGCTCCGAAGACCGATCCGGAGCGCGAGAAAGCCCAGGCTCTTCAGGTGTTCCAATTAATCATGCAAAACCTTCAGACGATCATGCAAATCGGTCAAGTGCAAATGGATATTGGCGCGTTGATTAAGTGGATTCTTGAGAAGATCGCGCCGGTTGATGCGGCTCAATTCTTTCCTGCCCTGGCGCAACAAGGGCCGGCGTTACCTCAGCCTGGGGCGAATGGAACAGTGCCGGCGGCTGGGCTTGATCCGGCGTTGTTGCAAGCCAACCGTGGACAAGCGGCGGCTGCGCGGGCTGGACAACAAGGCGCGCAGGCGTCCGGGGGTACGAGCGTATGACTCTTGAATTCTTTTTTGTCGCTTTTATTGTTCTGTTCTTTGCTCTTGGATATCTGTTTGCACGGGGGAAATAGTCGTGCCGATTTACGCTTATCGATGTCCCAAGCACGGAATATTCGAAGTAATTATGCAGAGTTTCCGGGATTTTCAAGAAAAACTGCGATGCCCCCTTGAATCACGACGCGGAGCGTGTGCTAGGGTGTCTGAGTATGTTGTTTCTTTGTGTGTGATGAAACCGGATTCACACTGGCATTTTAATAAATATGTTCCGACGTTGGATCGGACGTTTCGAACTGAGAAGGAATATCGGCAATTCTTGAAGGCGACGGATCGACGCGAGGCGGAGCCCGGAGACAGTTTGCAAGTAACGCGAGCAGTCGCAAAGAAGGAAGAGAAATTAGACAAGGTTCGTCATGACAAGATTTGGAATTACGTTAAAGACTTGGACGTTTAAGGGAGTTCAACATGCAAGGGTACACTTTGGCGCGATTCAATGACAACGAGCAATTTCAGCCGCTCACGTTTGTAACGCAAACGATTGGCGCGGCCTCGGCTGCGCTGGCGGCGGTACACGCGGACGCACGCGGCGCGATTATCACAGGTGACGGTAGCGCGAACGCTGTCCGCTATCGGTTGGACGCAGGAACGCCCACAACCACAACCGGCAATCGGTTTGATGGCGTGGATTCCGTGGTGATTTGGTCACGCGCTGCGTTGCTGGCAATGAACCTCATTCGCGAGGATGCCGCCGACGTTGTAATCAGCGTTCAATTCTTCAAATAGAGGTTTAAGAATGGCAGAGACACTTGAAGCACTCGTTGAAACTGCGGTTAAGGATGCCGGCGTTGACGGCTTTGATTTGGAGTTGGATGCCGAAGGCGGGATTTCATTCGTTAAGGCGGACGCGGACGCCGGCGACAAAGGGGGCACCGATGGCAAAGGCAAAGAAGAAGGCGCGGCGGGTGGGGTATTAAAGACGGAAGTCAAGTCAGCGGATGCCGGCGGGACTCCGGTTACCGACGATGCGAAGACAGTTTCGATTGAGCAATACAAGGAATTGCAGGGACAGTTTACGAAGGTCTCGCAAGACTTCTCCGAAGTGAAGGGGATGGTAACTGTTCTTGCGACGCAGTTGCAGGAAGCTAAGAAGGGAAACCAAACAACCGAATCGGAGACGGACGAAACCGGCGCGGACTTGGAGTCCTTACTTGCGGATAAAACAGCGCTTGCGAAATTTATTTCCGGAATCGTTTCTGAGGCGGTTGAAACCAAACTCGGAAAAGACGCTCCGGAGGTAATGAATCGCAATCGCCTTGGGCTTGAATTAGAGAATACGCGGAGCGCACACACGGATTTCGATGCGTATGTTCCCGTAATTTCGGCCTTAGTTAATGAGTTCCCGGACGCGAGTTTTGAAAAACTCTATCAGACTGCAAAGAAATTGCAGCCTGTTACTCCCAAACCGGCGGCGGGCGAGTCTGTAACTAAGGAAATCAAGCCAGCGGCTACTACTGAAAAGGATGTTGACGCGCTGAAGGCGAAAGCCGACGCGCTGAAAACAGAATCCGGCGTGAACGGAACCTTATCAGATAAGAAAAAGGTCACGACTATCGCGGACGCCGTGAAGGCGGCCTTGGCGGAGCATGGTCTTTAAGCTCGTATGAATCACGAGGTACGAGTGCCGTATTGATTCAGGTTTGGATTCTATCTCTCGGAGGTTATCCCCATGGCTTCACCAAACACGACTTTCACAGAAATTGTTGCAAGCACTTTGAAGAATTATCGGTCTCAGCTCGCCGACAACGTAATGGAGCATCAAGCCCTTTTGTGGGAACTGAAGAGGCTCGGTTATTTCGTTGAGGAAGAGGGCGGCGAGACTCTTGTTGAGCCCTTGATGCACGGTGAGAACAGTACCGTTCGCAGCTACAGCGGCTACGATCTTATCGACACGACTCCACAGGAAGGAATTACGGCGGCTGAATTCGAGTGGAAGCAAATCGC